AAAGGCAAGTCATGCCAGCAACATACATAACTGGTCGGAATCTGACTTTGAGCATCAACTCTGTGTCATACGCTGACCAAGCATCAACAGTTACACTAGAGCGCGAAAACAACCAGCAGGTTCTAGAAGTCCTATCGGGTCGCGCTTACAAGACTGTAGACAAGACCGCCACACTAAATGTGGAACTTTACTTAGATGATTCAGCAAGTGCAGGAATTATCTCTGCACTTTGGGATGCGGCTAACTCTGCACCAGACACATCACTGGCATTCAGTTTCGATGTCAATGGTGACACTTTCACTGGGAATGTGTTCCCGGTATTCCCAACAGTCGGCGGCGCTGCTACCGATGTATTGACCACATCCCTCAGCTTTGTTGTTGAGGATGGAACAGTAACCCGAGCATAACCGAGAGAACAGGGCAAGCATTATGGAATACAAAGTAATAACACAACAGGGCAATAACTACATAGTGAGCGATGACAATGCTTGGCTGTGGGTCGAGATCGAAAGAGAACTTGGCTACACAGTAAGTCAAGCGGCTGAAAAGATGGGCCAAGGATCACTTGATGTGATTACTTGCATGCTTTACAAGGCCGCCAAGACTGCTGGGCATACCAAACTGCCAAGCCAGCAAGCATGGGTTGTCAATGAGTTTGACTCTTTCGAGGTGATAGAGGAAAGCCCAAAAGACAGCTGAGGGATCACCTAGTCAGGATCGCCGTATCTACGGGTATCCCGATGGCAGATCTCATGCAGTGGTCGCTCGCAGACATTAACACAGCAGTCACGCTGATCTCAGAAAGGAATGGACATGGCTGATACTAGAGAAACAATCAAGGTACAGCCTGACATGAGAGATCTGCGAGGTTTGCTTAAAGCGTTAAACACATTGGACAAGGAAGCCAACACAGAATTGAAAGATGATGTGCAGGGTATAACTATGTGGATGGCTCAAGGCATTCAACAAGCTGGCTTTGCTCATCCCGTTTACCCTAAACAAGCTGCCATTGTCGCTCGAACAGTCCGGGGTAATCGTGACCGCATTCCAAGTGTGACCATTGGCGGATCTAAAGGGCGTGTATCAGGCGGCGCTAATGCTGGCCAGTTATTGTTTGGCAATGAGTTTGGTGGCGATAGAAACGCCTTTGGAAACTTAAACGCATTCCCTAATGGTGGCTTTAGATTCCCACCTCGCACAGATCGTGAGGGTCGAGGTAATAAGGGCTATTGGATATTCCCAACGCTCAAAGCCAATCAACCAGAACTTACGGCAAAGTGGATCGCCGCAGTGGAAAAAGTCTTTGCAAAGTGGGGGAAAAATAACTAATGGCAAACATCAGGACAATGAAACTCAATCTGCTCGCAGATGTGAGTCAGTTTGGCAAGAGCCTAAGTAAGGCAGATACAGACACCAAGTCATTCTCTAGCAAGATGAAAGGCTACGGCAAAGTAGCTGCAAAGGCTTTTGCTGGGGCTGCTCTGGCTGCTGGCGCTTTTGCTATCAAAATCGGTGTTGATGGTGTCAAGGCTGCCATCGAGGATGAAGTCAGTCAAAAGAAACTTGCCACAACACTTAAGAATGTAACCAATGCTACTGACGATCAGATTAAAGCCACTGAGGATTACATCACTAAACAGCAATTACAGTATGGAATCTCAGACACTAAGCTGCGCCCGGCACTTGAGATCCTAGCTCGGCGCACTAAAGATGTGACCGAAGCGCAAAAACTCAACAATTTGGCCATAGATATAGCGGCGGGAACCGGTAAAGATTTAGAAGTTGTGGCAAGCGCATTAGGTCGCGCATATGGGGGTAACCTATCTGCACTTAAGAAACTTGGTGTGCCACTTGATGAGAACATCATCAAAACAAAAGATTTTGAAGCAGCTACAAAAGCCCTCACAGATACTTTTGGTGGATCTGCTCAAGCCAATACCGAAACTTATCAAGGCCAGTTGGCTATTCTCAACGAGCGTTGGGGCGAAATGAAAGAGGGCATCGGTCAAAAGGCCATCCCAATTCTTAAAGACTTACTAGAGCAAGTGAACTTAGTGGCTATTGGCTTTAGTGGTGAGGATCAGAAAAAGGGCTTGAGCAATAAAGTCAGAGCATTGTCCAATGATCTTGAGGGTAAATCTGGCGGCGTTAAACTTGGCGAAAGTCTAAAAGAATTAACTGAAGCATTTAAGACAATGTTCGGGGCTATGACTAGCAGCGAAGCCGACAATGGTTTAACCGCTTTAGAATCAACTGCTGCCGCTATCACGAGCATCGCCACAGCAATCACCAAATTGTCTAATGCTTACAGCAAGATAAAGCCATTCTTAAAGTACCTGCCGAGCGAGTTTATTCGTGGCAAGATTTGGGACAAATTAACCGAGACTCCCGGCAGAGCAGCTGGCGGAACAGTCATGAAAAATCAGGCTTACCGCGTTGGGGAGTTTGGACCAGAGACATTCATTCCATCAGGCTCGGGGTCAATCCGTAAGGCATCAGGCACTGGCGATGGCGTGACCATAATCATGAATGGTGTTATAGATGGCGAGTCTGCTCGCAGATCCATTGAGCGACTATTGCAAAACTCTGCCAAGCGTACAAGTCCTATCAACCTTGTAGGCTCATCGCTGTGACAACCTACGATCCAAACCCAACCATTTACATAAATGACATAGCCATCAGTGATGACAGTGTGCTTAACTCCATCAACATCAGAATGGGGCGAAATGATCTAACTGTCCAACCTGATGCCGGGTATGCAGTTGCTAACTTTTGGACTACTGCCGATGTGCCTTACACATTTACACTTGGTCAAAAAATCAGAATTGACATAGCCACACCAACACTTGGCGATGTGACAATCTTTGGCGGCATTGTTTCTGACATTGATGTAAACCTAGAGGCTTACGGTCAAGAGGGATCAGTTGCTAACTATTCAATTGGTGGCACTGGCTATCTTTCATTATTGAATAAAAGCAAAATGCCTTACACAGTAGTTGCAGTAAATCCACCTGCCTACACTTTGATTGAAGATGAACTTGGGTATGGCTTTCTTATAAATTGGGATGAAGTTGCGCCAACACTGACTTGGGCTGATTACGATCTAACAACAACTTGGGATGACCTAGATGTATATTTAGATTATTGGGACCCACACCCGGGAACACCAGCAGGTGATTACGATCTTTCGGTAGCGGCCATTGGCGTTGATAGCGTATTAAGTGAATGCCAAGTGTTTGCCAATTCTGCTCGGGGTGTTTTGTATGAAAGACCTAATGGCAAAATTAGGTATGACGGATACTTAAAGCGAGATGATTACACAGCGATTGATCTAACCGATGATGACATCTTGGCGGCAGGATTATCTACAGACTCACATCTTTCAGACATTGTAAACACAGTGACAGTTTCATACACAGGTGGCGAGGCAACCAGCGGTGATGGCAACAGCCAAATTATCTATGGCAAATTAGAGGGAACTAGAGAAACCGTACTGGCCAACTCGACAGATGCAGCTGATCAAGCACTGGCATTTGCTAAGGCCCGATCCTTTCCAAAAACATACCCACGCCAAATGACAATCCCATTGCATTCGCCAACCGTTACCGATGCCACGAGGGATGCCCTATCAGCAGTATTTTGTGGATCTAAAGTGTCAATAACTAATTTGCCAGCAGTCTTTGATTATTCATTGCTTGGATTTGTTGAGAACATAAATTGGCAAATTAAAGAAAAAGAAGCCTTTTTGACAATCGGCTGTTCAGAAAGATTTGAAACCTACCCAAGCACTGTTTGGGCTCAAATACCTTACGCAACCACTTGGTCAGCGTATAATCCAATTATCCAATGGGAGGATTTAATTTAATGGCAACTACTACCAACAACGGCTGGGCCACACCTGATGACACTGCGTTTGTCTATCAGGGCGCACAAGCTATGAGAACACTTGGACAGGCGATTGACACAAGTGTCGGCACAGGTCTTTTGTCTTGGACCAGTTACGCACCAACACTTTCAGGTGGTTGGGCAAATGGCAATGGAACTTATGGATACGCAAAATACGCAAAACTTGGCAAGCTTGTATTCTTTGCAGTTGATTTTAATATTGGCACAACAACCACTAAAGGCACAACACTCACAATGAGTTTGCCAGTTACAGCCGCATCCTCATCTATGCTTTTTAATCCTCAAGGAATTGCATCAATTAGTGGAAATGTTTATCAAACGATCTGGTTTGGCGCAACCACAAATACTATAAGTTGCGCGGCTTTGAACTCTGCTGGAACTTACACAGTTAGAACTGGCATCACAGCTGCAATTCCGGGAACTTGGGCAACTAGTGACATTTTCCGAGTATCAGGATTCTACGAGGCCGCATAATGATTTGGATTTTTACATGCCCAACGCAGGGTTGCGAGAATAATCTAAACCCTGTTTATTTAGTTGATCCAACTAACCCAGTGCTTTGCAGCTTGTGTCACGCATACGGCGATGCAGTTGAAACAGATCAGCCAGCACCAGTGCCAGATGTGCCACCAGCAGCTGCAAAGACAACAGCCAAAAAATGAGCGCATTAGTATGGCTCGCACATAGTCCCCTTGCATCGTTTATTAAGGTGTTTGGGGCAGGTGTGCTGGGCTGGCTACTCATTAACGCCGATACTTTAGGCATTCATCCAGCCTTAACCATTGGCCTAGTGTCTGCATTACCGATCATTATTAACTGGCTAAACCCAGAGTATGACAATTACGGCAGGGCCAACCTAGATGAAACCGATTAAATCTGGCGTTGTTTCATTCCCTTATGGGGCTAAGTACCGCGCTGGCGGAATCCACAAGGGCATTGACTACGCGGCATCTATTGGCACTCCAGTTGTAGCAGCTGTGCCGGGCGTAGTTGTACACGCTGGCAAACACATCTACAAAAAGGGCTGGGGTTATAGTTTCGGTATTCATGTCATAGTGACCAACGATGCCTTTGAGGATGGCACAGCAGGCCTGTGGGCTGGGTATTGCCACCTAAACGGAGTTAATGTCAGCGTTGGTCAGAGAGTCCGTCAGGGGCAGTTGCTGGGCGTGTCTGGCAACACAGGCCGATCCACTGGTCCACACCTACACTTCCAGATCCTTGCCAGCCGTACATGGAATCCAGTTAAGTTTAGAAACCCAGAAAAATGGATCAAAGCATGAGCCAATACATAAGCCGTAAATCTGATGCATCTAGTCGCATACCTACACAATCCCTACAGGGTGAAATCTGGACAAACCTAGAAGTAGATGGATTGTTTAGTGTCATACCTAATGCAGACTCAAACACAGGTGCATTGTTTGCTACATACCTAAACATCAAAACGCCTAAAATTGGTGGGGCATCAGAGCTTACAATCAAGTGGGTACGCGATCCCAAAGGCATTAATGATGCTACTGGCTACCAAACATTCAGCCTGAAAAAAGGTGGAACTACCTATGTAAAAGACTTATGGATGTTCCAATCAAAGAAAGGCCAGCCAGTTGCCTTGATGCTTAAAGCCAATGGCAAGGCCACAGTGACTACACGCGAAATCAAGTTGGCTATCTCATGACACAAATACTCGTTGCCGGACAAATTGCAGCTGCTCTCATAGCCATCCTTAGCCTTGGGGGCATCCTTGTTAAATGGGGCATTGTTAAGCCAATTAAGGCTTACATAGACACCATGACCTATGCCATCCAGCCTTATGCCAATGGCGGAAAATCCTTACCAGACTTGATAAATAAGGTAGATAACCTACATCTTGTGGTCCAAAATCACATAGACACTATGCATGACACGCCTAATTCTCTAAAGTGCTTGTGCGAATCTAAATAACATGCATAAACTATTCCTGTAAGCGCCAAGGCTTACATTTAAGAATAGGAATCAGGGCATGAATAACATCAAATTACCTACAACAGCATTAGCAAAATGTGTGTTGTGTGACGAAGTGCAAGAAACCACATGGAATAAATACGGTTCATTGCTACCCTGTGTAGCTTGTGATGCAGCACCTGCAGATTTGGTTAAGGTGTCAGCATGATGACATTCATTGGATTAGTTGCATTTTTTATGGTCGGCTATGCAGTCGGCATGATGGTTGAGAATGAACATCACAAACAACAACAAATGAAAAGGGCGAGGGCTAGACATCCCGTAGGTTCATCCATCGAAGCACAAATGGCTAAAGATGGGTGGCAAATCTAATGGCTTTCGACATCAGCAATTATGTAACAGTGGCAGAGCGTGTGGCCATGTTCTATGAGAAGTACCCAGAGGGGTCAATCCAGTTTGAGTTCATGGGTGTCATGGATGGCGATCCACTAAAGATGTGGGGCGTTGCTAGAGCCTACAGAACGCCAGATGACCCACTGCCGGGAGTTGGCACAGCATCCGAATTGATTGTAGGCAAAAGCCCGTACACCAATGGGTCAGAGCTGCAGAACCTAGAGACAGCATGTTGGGGTCGCGCATGTGCCAGCCTCAATATTGGCACATCTAAGGGCTTGAGTTCCAAAGAGGAGATCATAGGTAGCCGAGAGCGACAAGCGCCCGGACCTGCCAAGCCAAAGGAAATCACAACAGTGGTCGAACCGCCCAGTGACTGGGGAATCCCCAGTGAAGCCGAGGAATTACTCGAACCCGTACTGGATCCGTGGGACATAGATTATGTGCAGCCAGCGCCAAAAGTGCCTGACTGTTTACATGGCCCTATGAATCGCCGCAGTGGTATCTCCAAAAAGACTGGCAAACCCTATGCAGGTTACTTCTGTGACAATGAGCCACAGTGTGATGCAAAGTTTGACCGATCATGAATAAAGATAAACAAATAGATTTGCGTTTATCTAGCGCAGAATTACAGTTATTAAAAAGTCGTTGTGCTGCATACAACATGACAGTGTCACAATTTTTAAGAGATTCGATTTTTTGTGATTGCAGACATCAAGATGGCAGACATATTGGATTACCTATAGACAATAAAGTTGCAGAGCGTGATCAAGATGGGGACTGACTCACATGTAATGCGCTGTGGCTGTGGGGGCTGGGTGTACATCGGTAATCCATGCGGCTTTTGCTTGAAGTGGAGTAACCAATGAACCCGGAACACAGCCAGCATTGTCATTGTGTCTGCACTGACCTTTA